ATTTACCCTATCTTCTGTAAAATCAGCATTGTTTGGAACATCATGCATCCAAACCATTATAAACTTAGCTTTTGGCTCCAGGTCTACAAATCCTATGTTTCTCCACAGTATCAAAACATTAAACTCGTCATTGATATTTATCTCATGATATTCTCTGTATTCAATCCCATTAAAAGTTCCAGCTTTTTCTCCCGGAGCAGCATATACTGTAACTTTCCATCCAAGCTTCTTAAGTTCTTGTGATAAGTACACAACAGCCTCTTCTGAGCCACCCAAACCTGTTTTAACCGAATCTGGTGTCCATGGTTCTATTCCAGCACCACACAGGATTGTAATTTCGTTGTCTTTCCATTTTCTTGATGGAAGGAATCTGTGTCTCATTTCTGAAGCAAATTTCTCTCCTTCTAATTCACCTGGAATAGACCGTGTTAGGTGTTCCAATTTCTTCTTTTGCTTCCCCATGGACTCAAGGTACTTACCAAGGTACACAACGGATTGAGCAGCCTTATTTGATGCCGCCGCTTCTCGTGTCTTCTCCAATCTCTCAACAATACTCTTTTCTTCTGGTAACAATTTGACTAATCGCTCTAGGTCATTAATAGCCTCATCGAACTTTCCCTCATTCATTTTGATAAAGAAATCTGTTTCTAATGCCCTGGTCTGCATGTCTCGGGGAGTGGATATCAAGGTTGTCTCAGGAGCGTCAAATGACGTTGCCAGTGTAAGCCAGTGTTTTGCTTTTGCAAAATCCTTAGATTCTCCTGTTAGGGTGTAAGCCATGGCCAAATTAATATAATGCTGTGGGTATAGTGGCGACTCCTCTATGGCGTTCTGGAATGCCTCCACTGCAATTGAAATAGCTTGTTGAACAATAGCCATTTCTCCAATATGACTCCATGCAATAGCTCTTTCTTCTGGCCAACCAGATGGGGCAATGTAATTTTTTTCTTTAGGGTCTCCTTTTCCCTCTAAATAGGTATGGAATAATCTAAGGGCTTGGTCCCACCAAGCCTGTCTTTTTAAATCATCTGTCTCCATTTTACCCTTATCAAAATATGCTCGAGCCAGATACACAAGTGTGCGAGGGTCCCTACCCTTATCTTCCACAATTTGTTTTTCTAAAATACGAATATTCCTTTCAATGTTAGCATCTTCTCTGTCGGAACCAGTATTGGCGTGGATAACGACACATTCTTTCATCGCAACCTTTTTGACATTTTCTGTTCTTTGTTCAATCAGGGTTTCGTGTAACATTCCAATCCACTTAAAGGTATCATCATTTCTAACTATCCTTTCCCTTTTATGGTTAACCAAAATATTTAGAACATTACCATCCTTGTCAAAATCACATTTGTACCAATAGTCAAAGAAAATTGCTGCCCATTGTAAACGATATGCTTCATCTACTAATCCCCTTAATTTATCTGCGCCACGAAGAATATCGTCTGAATCCATCCAGAAAATATAACAATCTTCACCTTTTGGAACTTGATTCATGGCAAAGTTCCTTGCTTTTGCAAAATCATCTACCCACTTAAAGAAAGAAACTTCGCAGCCCAGTTTTTTTAACATTTTAACAAGCTTGTTTTCACCTGCAGGAACTTTGCCCTTATGTGTAACAACAATATAAGCTCCATCCATGTGAGACAATACTGATTTAACCGACTCTTTAATTATTTCTGGACTTTCAAAATCACCAATAATCATGTTTAAAAACAATTTTGCTTTATTTTTGTTTTTCATTAACTGTTCCTTTCTGATATTTTAATATTAAACAATGACATAGAATTTTCTCTATTAAAATTACTCCAAGAATTACATGGCCTACATGTAGAAATTAAATTATCCTGAGAACAATTATTCTTATCAAAATCTATGTGGTGTATTGTTAAACCCCTTCCAAGAGAGTCTCTTTCGACACACTCTTCCTCAGTAGTCCCGCACTTTGCACATATGTAGAAATCAAGTTTTTTTATTAATCTTTTAATTTGTTTATTAAAAGATGGGGGATATGGCAAAAAGGACCTTCCGTCCATATAATTAGGATTAAGTTCTCCAGTAAAAGCTTTTGATAATTTTTCCTTTATCTCATCGGCATGTTCTTCTCCGTAAAAATCTTCATATGATAAATTACCTTTGCTTTTATTATAAGCAATCAGAGCTTGTCTTTGTTCTTCGTGGTCAGAATTTGAAATAATCTGAGACATTCTTTCTCTGTGAGCATTGTCTCGAATATATTTTCCTCTTTGCTTTTTCATATATGTAACTAAAGATAATGGCAAAGCCTATTACCCGTGGTCCAATATTTAATTTTTAACTTACATCATTTTTGACTTACCTTTTAGACTTACTCTACCAGGAAGCCTTGATGCTTTTTGCAATTTGGCTGATGAATTACCTGTTACGCTTTTTTCGTTAGTTAAATTGACGCTTTGTCCAAAAGGAGCTTTTTCTGCCATAGGGGCTACGATGGGAGCATTATTGTCATCTCCTTGTCGATATCCTCTCTTGCTAAAAGGCTTTTCATTAAAAGTTCTTACCAATGGTTTGGCGTTTTTATCGTAATTTGCTGTTGGGTTGTTTTTCATGGATATATGTCACCACCTTTATATTAACTAATTATTAATTGAAACAAACTAAACATATTTTGTCAATACTATACATTTTGATAGTATCTACTCTTGTTCTCATTGATATAAATAGATGGTGTTGCCCCTATTGATGCAACAGCCTGTTGCCATAATGCGGAGGTGCCATCACCTTCTGCTGGAGTGTCTCCATTATCAACAATTACCTGTCTTAACCACATGTCCTCCAATACAACCATGCTGGTATAATTTGCTGGGTCAACATTTAACTCAGCAAGAAAATAAACCTTTTTCATTTGATTCAATGGTGTTTGTGCCGTAAAACCAGTAGTTTTCTCCATAAACCACTGTCTCTCTAATGCTGATATATTTGTAGCCATGCTGAAATTATATCAAACTAAGCCTTCTCCACAAGGGAGAAACGAGGATATTTTTTAATAAACTCTCTATAAAATTTTCTATCCATTGGGAGCTCGTCAGCCTTATATTGTGTTCTTATAAGCAACTGTAATCCCATTGGGAAAATTAAAGTGGCTCTTCGCTCCATATCCTTTCCACCTTTAGTTTGTCCGAATTTTTTGTCGAACAGTGTTTCTTTTTGGTCAGAAATATCAATTTTTAGTGCCTTAACCTCTTCTGGCGCCTTTTTTTGCCACGCCCTTACAAGTTCATCAATCACCAACCATGGATTCTTCTTTTTCCTTAGTTCATCAATTTTCTCAGCAAGTTCATAACTCTCTGAATCTACAATTTTTCCTGTTTCTGTTACTATTATTTTGCTCATATATTTTCAATGGACTCAGAGGGGAGTAAACTCCCCCCTTTCGCCCTGTTGTTTTGTATTTAGCAATCCGTTTGCCGGTCCTAAACACTTGTTTTCAAACTTGTCGGTGGGTAACGGGAGTGAAAAGCCCCCGGTTCTGTACGCCCCCCTAGCTAAAATAGGTAACTTTAAGAGTTAGATTTAACCGTTTTGGTTATATCCAATTCGCATAAGGTCAGCTCTTTCTTCAAGCACTTCTACGGTGAATTCTGTCACCCATTGACCTCTGTCAGCATCGCCAACTTTACTAATCTCTTGGAAAAGAGGTTTGTCTAAGTAAGCAACCTTGTGCATTTCCTCTCGAAGACCGTATACGGTAGTTGTACCGGCGGTATTCTCAACGTCTCTGTGATGCATGATTCTATGTGAACCAACAGCTGAGTCGTAGACAAGAACGTCTTTAATAAGACGTCTGTCTGAAGCGTCAATGTATCTAGTTGAGTTACCTGAGAATCCAGCAATTGCTTGCTTAATTTTCACGGTACAAAGAACCATGTCGAATACTTTATCTGCACTCACTGCTGTGTATGCATCTGAAGCCATGTCGTTTAGTTCTGCCTCTGAGAAGGATGTTCCGGAATTTCGAGCGGTAACGTTGGTTGTAATGAAAGCATTTACGCCTGTCATTTGCCTAGCAACACCTGATGCTCCAGAAGCCTTTGTTGAATTCAAGATGGCATATTCCATCTTTAGCTTCAACTGACGTAAACCGTCAGACTTTTGGAAAGCATATGGGTCACCAATAGCGGCAACATTTACTCTCCTCTCTGTTCGAGAAACTTGGATTGCCTGCGGAATGATGTGAGTAATGTTACTTTCTCTTGATGGTGCAGTTAAGTCACCGAATGAAGCGTCAGCTCCTTCGATAGCATTTGATACTGAAGTAGGTCGTGAAATATTATATTTCAACCACTCGTGTAGAGTGCCTCTTGCCGTACTTGTCCCAAAAAGAGTCATCAATGGTGTTTCCAATGTTGTTACCGTGAGCTTTCTATTTCTCACTTCTACATATTCCTATGTAGTTCAGGTCATGTCTTCTCTTTCGAGTCGGGGCGCTTATGAGCATTATTGTTTCCTCAGCTCTGACCGTCGAACCTTCTAAAAGCCTTTCGTAATCTCTTAGCTTGGCTGCAAGTTGTCCGTTCTGGATATTCTTGCAATTCACCCCGTATTTATTTCTTTGGACCTAAATGACATTTAGGACATAATACGGAAGCGTTTTGAGGATTAAATCTTTCTTTTGGGTAAGTAGCGAATGACTTAATGTGGTGAATGTGTAAATAAACCATAACACCACAGCATTTGCAAAGTGTCTTATTTTTTATCCCACATTTTTCACATCGGTCATTTTTAAGTTTTTTTGCTAATTTTCTCCAACTCTTATACTGACTAGACTGTCTAATCAAATGCCTGTCGGCGTATGATTCTCCACAAATGTCTAGTCCAAGCCGTTGGTCTTCATGCTTACAGTCTCTAGAACAAAACTTACCTTCTCCATTTTTAATTGCAGATGGTTTTTTGTAAAACATCTTATCGCAAGTTTTGCACTTACAATTTGATATTGGTTTTTGTTCTTTCCTAAATGTCTGATAGCACGTAAATGAGCAAAAAAGATGAGCCCGCCGCTTGTCCTTTTTTTTAATCTCAAAACTATTATTACAGTATTTACAAAATGGCGTTGTCGTCATTGTTGCAGTATACTACAATAAATGTATTATGTCAATGTACTGTTTAGTTCTAAAGCCAAACAATTTTACTTATCTGGTGAAACGTCCGCTAGGACATCCATTAGGTCTTCTCTTCTAGAAGTGTCTTGGTATGTAATTAAACCCCAAGCCATGTTATTTTATTGTTTCACCCCCTTCCCTATAGTGTTTGTCCATATCATATTAATACCCACTAGGGTAGAGATATGGAATCCACACTATGGGGTTGTATTAGTCGGTTCTCCAACATGGTCAGTGTTTGCAAGTCTCCTTGCAATAGCTTTTAGATTGCCCTCTCGGGTCTTTCTAATAAGCATTGTTCTGTCCTCTGTTGATTCAGACTGCGTTCGAACTGGTGGTTGTTGTCCTGCCGTATCGGCAGCCGCCTGTTCTTTTAACGCCTGAGCTGCATCAACCGGTGTTGTTGCGTCTCCTGCGACTGGTGTTGTTGGTGCTACTGGTGTAGCTGTTGTAGTATCAGTCACGTCTGTTTTGACATTAGATGATTGCGCTTTAACATAACTAGCTGCTTCTTTAAATTCCAGTGCTCTTCCTGCATAATCTTCGGGATTCATCATTGAGTCAACTAAAACTGACCGAACCTGTCTGTGAAAGTCCTTGTCGTGATTTTCCGACTGAGGATTTAATTCAGGATACACAGAGTAGGTTTCCCTATTCTGCCTGTCAATTTCTCTTGCCTCTGATGTTTTGATGTAGTTTTGTACTGCCTGTTGAGCATTACTTGTTTGTGTATTAAGAGCATCAATCTTTTCTTTAAGTTTGACCTCATTAATAAACCTATCCCCTGATATGGGGTCTACCTCAACAAAATCCTGCGGATTTACTTTATCTTGAGTTTGAGTTTGTACTGGTGGTTGATTTATTGAACTGGCTTGCTTGTTTGCTTCTTCTCTCTTCTGTTGGTTATCTAATAAGGTTTTGTTTACCTCCATTAGTTCTTTATTAGAATCAAGTAGTTTCTCAAACTGTTCAGTCGTTCTTTTATTTTCTGTCTTTATTATGGGCTCACTGGGTGCTGCTGGGGCTGGTGCTGCTGGTACTACTGGTACTTCTGCTGTAGCTGGTGCAGGCATAGTGGCCACCATTTTTGAAGCGTCCGTTACGGGCGCGTTATCTTTTGTTGCCAAGTGTTTTCACCTCCTCCTTGTCGTGTCCAGTTGTTTTCGGGAGCTCGGACATCTCTCCCATACGGATAGTGTGGTATTCCGTACACATTGGCTAATTTTTAAAAATGTGCTAAATCCCTAACGGCCTCCCTTTCGAGAATAATTTACCATCACGGATTTCCAAGTCTTTGCCAAAAAGGCCAAAATGGCACGTTTGACACCTAACGCCCTTTGGCGTATTTTTAAAGTTGTGATTACATTTTTGATGTGGTTGAAGTTCTTCACGAGTAAGTTCATTTTCTCCCCAGAAGTCGCCAGCTTTAACTTTATAGAAATTATCTTTCGTATTCCATTGTAAACTTTGCGGGTCTGATTTAGGAAGGGATGGTAATACTTTATCATTTGATGACATTTGCTATGTTTTCAGAAAAAATAACCTTATAGGTTAAAGTCTCATTACCCTTCTTTGTAACTCACCAGAACGCACTTTGTCAAGATACTCCGCCTTTTCTATGATTTTTTGAATACCTTCTAACAACTCTTTTGCGTTATTTGCCGCATGGAAGGCATTAAGCTCTTTCCACTCCCACTCTTCTCTGTTTCCCTCTCTAGGGTCAACCCAGCTATGATAAGCCATTCTTTCCAATAATTTGAAAACAATCTCCCATCCAGCAGTCTTGGTCATCTCATAGACAGCCTGCGCTTCTCTTAACTCCTCAACCTCCTGTGGTTTTAATGGGTTTGTAACCGTGACCTTTTCTGGGTCTTTTTTCGCTTTAGGCATATTTTATTTAATTTTTAACCAGCAGGACTCTTACTAAATTGGTCCTGAATCTGTTTCAAGTATTTTGGATTTGGTTGTCCTAGATTTTGGTCAATCGGACTATCTGGTTTACTTATTTCTGGTATGGTCTTCGCTAATTGATTAGCGCCTTGTCCGTCCCCTGGAACATTAGCTTCCCCCTGTCCTTTTCCTCCAAACATGCTCATAATATCTTGACCATCTGCTGGCGCACCGCTCTGTGGTCCACCTGGTTGACCGCCCTGAGCTGTTTCAAAGTATTTTCCAGCATCACCGAAACCAAGGTCTTCAAGCCATGTTATGAATAGTTCCTTGAATTTTGGCTTAACGCCTTCCTGTTGCAATAGAGCTAATAGGTTTGGATTAGACACAAGTAGTGATACGGCGGTTTGTCTTCCTTGCCTCTTTTCCTCATCGGCACTAACTGTCATAGACTCAACGTCCACAGAGAAGTCAAAGTTTCCTCTTAAGTCCTCTGGCTCAATATGTAATTCTCCGTATTCGCCATTTTCTTCTCTGTTAAATTTGGGAATTAAATTGATACCCTTCTCCTTGCTGTTGTTTATGGGGAACTTAGGCATTGTCAAACCCTTTCCCTTTGTTGCCTCAGCAAGTTCTTTTAGGTCCATACCAAGGATTTCAGACTGTTTCTTTAGTAATTGTACTGTTACATCCTCAATCTCTTCATCACCTAATCCTTTTTTCATAAAATAGTCCAGCGCATCTTTTCCAACAATCCTAATTGTGTAAAACTTCTTATCAGGGTCTGCGAAGATAAGCTTCTGGTTCATCATGTGCCATAGCATCATCTGTCTTTTAATTGCCTCAGCCAACATTAACTGGTTGTAGTTGTCTCTAGCGTTTCGTTGTAGCTGTAAGGCTTTAACCTCAGTAGCAGTCTTGTCTTGTGAGAAAGGTCTCATGTTTGAAACACCTAGAGAAGATTCTCCCAAAGCGTTCATCATTGCGGCTACTAATACAGAATAGGTGTTGTTGAAATACTGAGCAGCATTTGATTTTGATTCAACCAATCTAAAGTCTGTTAGGGGGTTATTCATTATCCATCGAGCACCCTTACCCCACTCAAGGGTGTGCTGTTTAACACCAGGTCCAATAGCTATAGGTGAATATAGATTCTGATTTATTTCATCTATATATTGGCAAAGAAGGGCGTTTATGGCCTTCTGTAGTCCTTTTACTGGCTCAATTTCTGATAGACCATATAGGTCGTCATCAATAACATAATATCTTAGCATTACTACTGGAATCTCATAGTTTTCATATGGGTTTGGAATATCCCTTAAAACTATTCCGTGTTTGGGGGCAAAGGTAATCCATCTGTCCTTACGATATTCTGTGCAAATCTCCACGTTCTTGAAAACCTTGTCTTTTCCCGTTGGGTCTTCCTCTAATCCAGAAATTTCTCTATTCTTTGACCTCCAATTACTATCACGATTGTCTCCAGTACCTCCTTCTTCTGGTTTTGTTCCAATGGCATCGCGCAGAACAGATAAATTTTTATAAATTGGTTTCGCCCTGGCATGGTCATTTACTCGCTCCAGTTCCTGCATGGTAACATATTTTCTTATTTGAACCCAATTACAATCTTCAATGGAAGTGGCTGTTAGGTCATGAGAAACATCTCTATTATTCAAAACCTCCATGTCTGGGCCATCAAACACAACTGTTCCTTTTGAATCTAATTCATATCTCCATTTATTTAATGCAAAACTTGCACCATACTTACGGGTGTTGATGTCCATTAGTGCCCATTTGGAAAGCATTGCTCCTCCGCGCGTAGCATTATCCCATTGATAGTCTAATAGTGCGTTATTAACCTTGGCAGACAACATGTCTCCGCCCTCTCTTGGAATTAATCTACCCTTTGGTTTACTTGCAATTAAACGAGAGGTTTTTTCAAAAATAAAGGTAAAAATACGAGGGTCAAACAAAAGTGCATCATATGGCCAATTATCTTCATCTAGGTGAGACCTAAACAGCTCATCCGCCTCATCAAAAGAAATAGAACCAATCCTGCCCTTGCCGGTAGCACGTCTCTCTGTTTCATCATAACCGATATGATAGTGGTCATAAACCTCTGCCCATGTTAGCTCTTCTTTTCTCCTTGTTGCAGAAAGGTCGGCCTCTATCTGTTTTTTTGTCTGTTTCTTTTCCATAGTCTTATTGTTTTAGGATATCAAGCTAATTGGTATATATTCAAGAGTTACTTTTGTAGTGCTTTTTTTAGTGTTTCTTCTGGACGAGGTAAAATAACACTTTCGTTCATCTTTGTAGCCTCTTCTCCCCTCACAAAAGCCACAACGCCGTCCTGCACTTCTATGGTAACCTTACCGTATTTACTACCCATAGACAGATTGTGAAGATGTCTTATAACTTGAAAAATAACCAAGTGATTTACCCTTGTTTTTTCCAACAAGTCCATGAGTACAAATATTTCTGGACGTATCTGTTTAATGATGTCCGAAAACACCCTTACATTATTTTCCTCTTCTATTTCGTACTCAGACTTATTGGCGTTAAACTCCTTAAGCTGTTTTTTCTGCGCTTTCGTCTTTTTCATTGAAGTATGAATTAATAAAATTTTCTGTTAGCATTCCCGCTTCTGTGGCTATGGCTGTAGTTCCAAGAGTAACTTCGTACTTATTGCAAGTACAGCAACATTGGCAGTGACAGTAACAACATTTACAACAACATTTACAATGACAACAACAGTTGTTCCAGCCATTGTTTGGGTAATAAGGATAACAGCAATTACTATTGTTTTTTATTTCTTTAAGCATATTTATCTCACCTCCTTTATTTAAACCTCCATTTTTCTCTATGTGACCTCATTCTCTCTGGTTCAAACTCACCAAAATCAGCATCTGGCGTAACTTGAGCTATCTGCCAAGCCCCAGCCGAGGCCATAACCAAGTCATCGTGTTTTTTGGCTTTCGCCTGCGCGCGACCCTTGACTATTACAAACGATTTTAGCTGACTAATTTGTTCCTTGTCATACATTATTAACTTACCTTGTTTGATAGCTAATGCCATATCGTCAAGCATTTTTCGCCTTGTCCCTTTTAGTTCTCCGCCAGATATGTGTCCAGTTGTTGTCCAACCAATCTGTCCCTTTTCTTGTGGAGACTGCGCTGTAAAGTCAACCATCCTAAACATGTCTGGGTAATTATTTTGTTGAAGAACGAAAATGGTGGCTGCACCGGTGTTTCTCTCGACAGCTAGTTTTGGCCAAAGATTCGTTCTTACTTGGACATACTTACCAATATTCATAAGTTCATATCCGAACTGTGATGATTCCATAACCTCATTAAATACTATGGGGAAATCAAAATGTTTCTTAGAAAAAGCAACGGCGGCACAAAAGTCCTGCGATTCAGCCGGGTCAGCAAACATAACCAGTTGCTCATTTATGTCTAATTCTCTATAAACCCTGCAAGGATATTTTTCACCCTCTACGTATGGATTGATTAGTTCTTCTTGTTTTTTCATCGTGCTGAAGTCTGGAATGAAAAGTGTCCATCTGGTAATATAATTCCGAATTCCGTTGGTAGTGGCGCTTTCTTTAACATCGCATTTAATTTAGCCACATCAAAATAGGGAGAACCGGATGTAATAAAGGCCTCTTCTGGTGTGCTTGGATATTCCTGCATCCACATCTTGACTGTTGGGAACTCCAATCTTTTCTTCTCAACCCATTCTTTTGTATAAAATTCTTGCCATCCAAAAAACCTTGTTTTGTATGAACTCTTCCCGTCCTCAGCCCTAAGCCACTCTGAATGGTAGAAATTACCTTCTCCGTTGGCCGTAGACTCAATAAAAATCATTCCCTTGCCCTGTGGAACCTGTTGTGAGGTGGCTAAAATAATTTCTTCCGCAGTGATAAGCTCTGTGTCCTGATAGAAGGCACCCTCTGAGAAGTGGACATTCCTGGCAGAACCACCACGGCCCCCAACCTTAGTACCAGCAGTGCCAATGTAAAACATAGCATTGTTGGTAGCATTTTCTAGCATGTTTTTACTATCGGTCTTTAAAAGCTTAGCCATATCCATGCCGTTCTTTTCACAGAATGACTCAATATAAAATTTTACCTTCTTGAATAGAAGCTCAGTTGCATCTTTTCTGTGGGATATGCAGATTGAGATAGAATATGGTCTAAATAGGAAATCCACAGCAAAAAGAGCTAAAATTAGAGAGGAAAATCCCTGTTGTCTAGCTTTCAAAATAATATCTCTTATCCCGTCCATGTGAGGCGTGTCTTTCATCAGCATGGCCATATATTTTTTTTGAACCCTGTTTAACTTAAATGGAACTGGAACCTGACTTTCACGGTCAAGTACTTCAAAATTCTCTTCTATAAAATTAACGTAATCAATCTTCACTTACAACCTCTCCCTCGACAGCGTCTCCATCGAGAACATATTTTTCTAACATTTTCTGTTGACCGCCAATAATCTGAACAATTCCTGGGTTGATTTGGCTTTTATCATCTTTAACCGGATTTGTATATCCGGAAATAGCCATTAATCTATCCCACCACTCGGTCCCCTTAGATTTATCCATTTTTTCAACTGCAACATCCATTAGTCTTCCATATCCAACACCCTTGTTCTCCAAATAAATCCTTCCAACCTCCTTTGCTTGTTTTAGCATCCTGCTACCCATTACGGCCGCACTCGCGCGTGTAGAGGGGTTAAAAACGACCATGGCTGCCTCAGTGGCATTGCCGCCATTGTTTAGATATGCCTCTAAGAAAAGGTCGACTTTTTTAATTTCTATAAGTTGAAGTTCTTTAGTCTTTCTCTTTTTTAAAGCTTTGTTTTTCAGCTTTACACTATCGGGCACTACTGGCAATTTAGCCTTTTTCTTAGACATTTATTGGCGCTCTAACTGGAATACCGTCAATCATTTTTTCTGAATTTACATCACTGGCCCATTTGGAAATTACAAAGATTTCATCCCCCCATCTGTGCCTAATCGCTCCATACTCTGAAACTCTGTTAAAAAGCTCATCAAGAACTGGTTCATCGCTGCCTAAAACCTCCTGCCTAATAATCTCTCCAGAATACTTATCCTGCAAAACAAGGGTGGTGACTCCAAATAACGCCTTCTCTGAAATTGGTCCAGTTAAAATGGCCAATATCTTGTGGTCAAGCCTTGGCTTAGCATAGGTCTTTCCTATAACTTCCCAAGACTTAATTAACTCAGGCCTCTTTTTCTTTTGGAGCCTCTGTATTATTTTTTTGAACATCTTTTTTTGGTTCATTAATAATCCCCCGAACGGCAAAGCGAAGAAACTCTGAACGATTGTAAGAATTTATCTTACAAAAGGAATCTATTTTTGCCAACAAAGAATCGGGGAGGCTAATAATAATTTTTGCCATACATAATGTATATATAACTAAAATACCATTTGTCAATATAAAAATCCATGAAGCCTATCGCCGCGTAAGGAGAAAGAAGTGTTGCCAGTCTATTGACAAACCATACTAGCATTCTCCAGACCCAGGATAGGTTCCATGGATTCTTGTCTTAATATTACCCCCAATGGGCCCCCCTGTCAAGTGCCTTTTTATAAAAATCGTCAAGGATTACCTTTATTTTTATCGGTGTAAAATCTAATGGTTCGCAGCAAATGTTATAATGACCGTTTGATAGCGCAAATTCGTCTCTTCTCTCTTCAGAGTGAACGTGTCCATGTATGTTTAGCCATCCTTCCGGCAGTGGAACAACTGGAACATGAGTTAATAGGGTTTTAATTTTTACGTCATACTTGTTTTTAAAAGACTTGTAAACACAGTTTGTTGGTTCAAAAAATACATCGCGATACCAGGTGTCTGACTTACCATCATGGTTTCCCCTAATTAGAAATTTTTTTCCGTTAAGCTTACTGGTAATTGATTTTGTTTGCTCTTTGGAACCAAAGGTTAGGTCCCCAAGACAAAGAACACTATCCTCTGCACCAACTACCTTATTCCATCTTTTTACAATTAAACTTTGATGGTTTGGTGGCCTATTCTCAAACTCCGTAATCTTCCCATGCCACAGGTGCAAATCTGAAATGACAAAAAAATTTGGACTAATTTTCATACCTTCCTTGTGGACAGGCTACCTCTTTCCATTTCTATATCAACAACAATCTTTGCGGTGGCGACCAGCATGCTTCCAAGAGCTGACTCTGTTTTTTTATCAAAAAGGGCAGCTATTGCCTTCCTCAAAAGACCCGTTGAAATATCTTCATCTCCAAGATGATTAACCATGTGGTGAATAACCCTGTCTTGAACTTCTGGAGTTGTCTCTCCACATATCGGGCAAATTATTTCTTTCATAAGTACAGGTTACCATTAGTCATAGCCATTGTCAACTATCTGTTGTAATCAAACCAAATAATAAATGATATGGCGTCATTGGCCAGCTTGAAGTCTGGGAATCTTCCCTTCTCCTTTTCATACTTAAGTTTAAAGTTTTGAATAGTTCTACGGTCTATGTCATAATATGCCGCAAGTTCCAGGTTGGTGATTCTTCTTACCTCTTGAGTTTTCATTTTTTCTTGGGTTTCCTTTTTAGTGCTTCTAAAGTCTCTTCAAACCACCACATTTGGGTCATGGCTATCATTTCATCATTTTTTATACTAAAATCAACCCCATAATACTTAAATATTGCAGCTGTTAAGTGGAGACACTCATGCGATAAAACAGCATGGTCTAGTCTTTCAAGCCACATGTGCCAATGGGTAGGACCTGTTGATGTGTCTAAAGAATTTGGACCCATAAGCATTCCGTCGGAATGGCCAGCAGAATTGCGACAACCGTCAGAGGCCCCACTATCCTTAAGGTATTGCATAAAAGCTTTTTTATGAGAACAAACTATGACGGTTAACAGGCTTCGAAGTGGACCCTCAGATTCTATATCATATGTTTTTATTATGGAAACTTTTTTCTTTGACGGCATATCTATAATATATACTATGTAAACAGTATTGTCAAATCGTTTGGTAGAGAATTAGATAAAGAACCAATCCTCCTGCCCACGCCTGCCCCATAAACAGGGTAGCCACATCCACTCCTTTTTTATCGTAAAGATATACCGATATTACGTTGGCAATAACATAATAGATAACAATAATTCCAGCGATAGATTCTTCAGTCATTTTCTTTTTTGCTCAATTTTTCAGCCTCTTTCTTAATTTTTTCAACATCAGCCTTTTTTGTTGCCACCCAGTATTTCAAAACAAACGGACTGTCGAAATAGTCCTTCATACCCATCTTATCAACCTCATCCGCGGACATTTCTTCTAGTGTTCCAATCGAGTGTAGGTAAAAATATGTTTTTTTCATTAAAATAATTTACCAAAAAAATAACCGAGCATGAAAATAAGTCCCATTATTACAATAAAATTGTTTTGCCCCTCACCTGTTCCCGTAAAATCTCTATTCATTCTTATATTTTGCCACAATTTCAGCTATTTGTCAACAACCACTTCTACTGGCTTGCTTTTGTCGAAATGCAATAAGCAGGTGTCTTGTCCCCTTTTAACACACTGAGTCTTGGCTTTTTTTCCACATTGTTCACAGTGGACCCTGATTTTCATTCTATAGGTTTTCCGCTAGTTCTTTTAATTCCTTAATCTCTTTTTGTGACATACGTTATTTATATAATAATTTAATTGTCAAGCCTTTTGCCATCTGTCCATTTCTTCACCGGCCTTCACTATACTGTGTTGGTAAATCACCTCGTTGACATCTGGTCTCAGGAGTACACTGGCTCCAAACATTTCTCTTGGCTGTTGTTCTACCCATCCGTGTTTTCGGCTATAATCATCCTGTGACTTATATGGGCCCAGTGCTAAATAATGTACCTCGTGTCTCTTGTTGCCAAAAGACTTCACAGTGTCTCTCGAATACCCCTTCTTATGATTGTGGGCAGACACTATGATATTGCTTCCAAAAGCCCCTCCATGTCTATTGGCGGCCCTCATTTGGGGGTGTGTGTTGTTATATATACTATTTCCTGGTAACTGGTGTGCCATTGTGACATTATACTCCTGTTCACCAACGTAAAGGGTCATGTAAGACATTCCCTGCATATAATGTGCTCCATAAGTGTCGGCAAACTCAGAATATGGGTTTACACCCATCTTTTTAGCCCATAAGTCGTGGTCTCCACCCACGGCGGCCAATAATCGCTTATCGCTAGCCACATATTTGAACATAGCCTTCATGTACTTAACTTGTTCTGGTGTCTGCTCCATCTGTTCCATTTGTGCAGAGTTAAAGAAGAATCCATCAATAATATCTCCCATGAACACAACATAAGAGTTTGGAGTGCCCATAATGACGTCAATTTCCTGTTCTATCTTGTTGTAGTCCGTGAATCCACTACCGATATGTAAATCGGGAATAAAATTAACGCAATTTACTTCCTCGGGTAGTCTTATCTCAATGTGGTTGGTTGGTACTTCGAAATTCTCCTTAAAATCCTTAGCTCGTTGTCGAAAGCGAGGTGAGTGGTATTCTTTAAATCCTCTGTCTATGGGTAATGGAGTTATAAACTCAATCTCTGGTGTTTCTCCACGTAAAGCATACTCCTTTCTTATTCGTGCATCACTGGTAAAATCTTTATCATTGGGTCCGCGATACAATCCTTTTTCCATTAACTTAATGATATCATACCAAAAACCAAGCCACAAGAGCTATTTTTTTTCATTAGGCTTGTCTTCCAACATTGCTTTGAGAATGGCCAAGTAATTAATGCAGTCCACCAGTGTATCCGTCATCGACTCGTCTTTGACCTTGGCTTCTTTATCCATTATGTTGGATATTCTGGCAAGCTTATCACATACCCGGACCAATATGGCCAGTTCTGGAGATACGCCCACCAATGTAGAGAATCTAAAGTTTGAGAAAGCATCATCTCCTTTAGCATAATCTGAATTCTTCTTTTCTATTAACCCCAATCCATCCTTAAAGGTCTTGCTTATTGATTCTATTAATTCAGTTCTTGTCATGTTGTTTTGTTTTTATATTAAATATAATATAAACTAATTCTCGCCCGTTGTCAATACATTCATCACAAGCACAGGGTAGTTTGTATTTATTCATAGACTCTTAATTTTTAAATGCTTCTTTCCAATAATCGTTTTGCCGAGCAGGTGGATAATGAAGGGTTTGAAATAGATATGTCCATAACTACGATAACCACCATTAACTTTCCTTCTAAATTCCATGTCTGGTCTTTGTGCGTTCATAAGCTCTTAAACATAGGAATAACTCCTAACAACCCTAGTATCACAAACGTTACCACTCCAGTAATTACCATCTGCCAATCAATGTGTTTATTCATAAGCTCTTAATTTTCTTGGCATATTCTTTAAGCCACCCCTCTTGTTTCTCTTTATCAACCTTCTCGTAGTATTTACAATAATCACATTTACACATATTTCTTCTTCATAAGCTCTTAATCTTTTTGTTTATTTCTTTGACTGCTTGGTTGTAGCCATCTGATTTGTGGTGAAGCGTACAATCTGGTACACCAAGACAAGCATGAAACCCTTTCTCCATCTTCAACTCCTTCTTTAATCTTTTTCATTGGAACGTACTCGCAAAATAAAAAAATAATGCTATTGAAATACCCAAAGATAAAATAATAACCGAACAACCAAGACTCTCACCCAAAAGTGTATCTCCAAATTTTCTTTTTCTCATTTCTTCTCGTCTATCATTGTCATAATTGCTATAGCTAATGCGAAACCTAGTAGGAAGTTAATCATTCTAGTAGTTTAAGATATTTCTTGTTTACTCTTAATCTCTCCTTTACTACGGCCTTCTTCTTCTCGGCTTCTACTAGCTTTTTAAGAGCCTTCTTCTGTTTCTCATGTCCGTAGCATACTCTAGTACAAGCACAGAATGGAAACTCTCTCATATACTTAGGTGTTCCCTTCTCTGTAGAGTTGTGTTTGGGTTTGCATTTGTTGCACCCTGTCCCTTTCTTAGGGTATCCACAGTATGTGCAATGGGCTTTATACTTACCCCTCTCTGTAGAGTTGTGTTTCGTCATAGGTTTGCAATATCGTTTAATAACATTTCTTCATTTAGTAAGATAATCTGTGTTCGTTCTTCGATGTTGTACGGAAAGAGTTTTTGATTAGCTAACTTTTCTAGTTTATCTATCCTGTCTTG